ACCGCGCATTTCGATGTGTCGGAAGTCGAGGCCCTGCAAGAGAACATGGACTCACGGGTTAGTCGGACCGTGAGTCTGGTCGAGTGCGACGTCCTCACGATCGACGAGGCGCGTGCCGATCTCGGTAGAGATCCGCTGCCTGACGGCTCCGGGGTGGTCACGCTGACACCTTATCGACAGCGGCTCTCTCAAACAACGCGGCTGGTACCCCCGAACGGCCGACCGCTGGAGATTGAGGGCTCTTTATCGTGAGTAAGCTTACGATACTTGGGCCGCTAGGCGACACCACAACTGCCGTGGTAATGCGAGGCGGCCCAATCGATGGTCAAACCGGAGAACACCGAGGTAGTCTGCCACAATACCTCGACATCAAGCTGGGCCGCTATGGTACGTGGAGATACCTGCTAACGCGCGAAACCACGATGGTCACCGATTATATCCCGGGCTCACTCAAAGAACGTACACGCGAAGGCGTTGTGTACGTTTGGAATGAGAGAGACCCGGATGGAAATCGAATCTGACTTTCATCGCACAGTAGCGTTCTCCGATCTCGACGTCCGCTGGGACGACGGTGAAGGCAGCGACCCGCACTTCCGAGGCTGGGCCTGTCGACACGACACAATCGACGCTTACGGCACCGAGTTCGCGGCTGGCTGCTGGTCGGCCGGTGGACTCGACGGTGAGCCGTACGCTCTGTGCTGGATGCATGATCCACGTCAGCCGGTCGGCATCTTCCGTGCCAGTGACCGCGCCGAGGGGCTCTGGATCGAGGGGTGGTGGGACGACACCCGAGACGGTCGTGACGCTCGAACCCGTGCTAAGTCGCGCACGGCCCCCGAGTTGAGCGTCGGATTCCGATCGGCCATCTTCGACGAGGAGAAGGCCAACCGCATTATCGCAGTCAAGCTAGTTGAAGTCAGCCAGATCGTCGCCCGGATGGCGGCGGTGCCTGGGTCGCACATGACAAGCGCGCGTCAAACTCCGTCTGCCACAGACGCGCGTCGGATCGCGAGAGCGCGACTCCGATTGAAGTCAATCTAATCCGAAAGGGCAGAAATGCTCCCCGTGGCAGACAGGCCCACCTGGGCTCAGATTCAGTATGCCCGTGCTCGGGCATTCGGCGCGACCGACGTCCGCGACCGGACAGGCGTTGCCGATCCTCCGACCGACTACACCCAGTTCACTGACGCCGAGCTGCGGGTTGCCCGCGACGAAGTACTCGGCATCCTCGACTCCGACGACGCGACCGAGGAGCACGCCACTCGGGCCGACCACATCGCGTCCGAGCTGGAGCGACGCAACCAGATCACCCAGGCGACCAACGAGCGCAGGCGTCGCCTGCAGAGCCTCGAAGTTGTCGAGCGGTGGCGCCCGACTGCGGGCGACCCCAACGCGCCTCACCCGAGTGAGCGCGGTCAGCGACGGCCCGAAGATGCACCCCCCGCTCCGGTGCTTACCGTGCCCGAGAACTGGCGCGAGCAGCTCGCCGAGGGCGTCACCAACTACCGCGCACGCGGCATGGTGGGGTCGGCCGAGATCCTCTCGCTGCCGAACGCGACCGACCTGCGCACCCTGGTCACGACCACGACCAACCCGCCGCAGAACGCGCGGCGACCCGGAATCTGGCTTGCTCCGCAAGCACCGCTGGTTGTAGCCGATCTCTTCGACCAGCAGGTCGCCACGTCGAACGTGATCGAGTGGGTCGTGGAGTCCGGCTTCACGAACGCCGCGACCGAGGTGGCGGAGGGTCAGGCCAAGCCTGAGGCCGCGATCACCTTCACGGTCACCAGCTCGACCCTGGCCACGATCGCGCACTGGATCCCCATCACTCGGCAGGCAGCCGAAGACGACTCCCAGCTCACGGGCTACCTCCAGGGTCGCCTGAGCTGGGGCGTCGAGAAGCGGATCGACACGCAGTGCCTCGTCGGCAATGGTACCGCGCCGAACATGCGCGGCATCCTCAACGTGTCGGGCATCCAGACCCAGGCCGTCTCGACGGACGGGATGCTGGTCGCGGTCCGCAAGGCGATCACCAAGCTCCAGATCGCCAACTACACGCCGTCCGGCGTCGTGATGCACCCGACCGACTGGGAGGGTATCGAGCTGACGCGCGACGCCACGACCGGTCAGTTCCTCTTCACCCGGGATCCGGCGTCGCTCAGCGCGCCTCGGGTCTGGGGTCTCCCGGTCGTGCCGACCACCTCGATCACTGTGGGCACCGCGCTCGTCGGCGCCTACCACGAAGGCGCCACGCTTTGGCGCAAGCCGGGCGTCCGCATCCTGATGTCGGACAGCCACGACGTGAACTTCACGAAGAACATCCTGGTCCTGCTCGCAGAGACCCGGTGCCAGCTGGCGGTCTACGCACCGCCTGCGTTCGTTAAGGTGTCGTAATGACCGGACCAATCTTCATGTGCGTCAAGTGCGCTAAGATGCCGGTGGCAGACCGACCCGCCAACACCGACGGCATCATCATGATCGACGGTAATCTCCTGTGCGTCACGCACCGGGACCTCCACCAGAACGCCGTCCAGAAGGGCGGTACGCCCGGAGGGGGCGGCAGCGGTGCCCGGTAAGAAGTACCGGTCACTCAAGCACCCCAGGGTGTACGAGGCCCTACGCGCCCAAGGTATGTCTAAGAAGAAGGCTGCACGAATCTCGAACGCGGCCTCAGCCAGGCACGGGCGCGGAAGGACCAAAAAGCGATGAGGAGACGTGATCAAATGTCCGAGCCCACACCTCCGGCCAACGGCAACAGCAACAGCAACCTGGTCTGCACGGCCTGCTACCTGCAGTCGTCCGGCGGCAAGAGGTCCGAAGCCAAGGCCGTGTGCAAGGGCTTCAGCCTGTGCCTCGACCACCTCAACCAGGTGCACGACGCGCTCGACGACCTGCCGGACGTCCAGCCGCTGCCCAGCTGATGTGCGGCGAGGATCGCGCCCCGATCCCGCCGAAGAGATATCGGGGGCCAGAAGATGACGACACCAAACCCGAGCCCGGAGCCAGACCCGACGCTGACGCCGTACGCGACCCAGCAACAGGCGATGGATGCGGGGGCGACGGGGACCCCGGAGGAGATCGATGCAGCGCTCCTGTCCGCCCGCGTCGTTATCGACCGGTACACTAGGCACGTCTGGGCACCGACCCAGATTGCGTTCCGCGTGGTCACTGATGACACGGGGACCGCGCGCCTACCGATGCTCTGCTACGGCGTGGACACCGGGATCCTTGACGACGATGGTCACACCTGGATGCCTGACGGCTGGTGGATCATGGCCGGACAGGAGTGGGTCGTTGTCGCTGATGCTGGCACTCGTAACACTCCGGTGCCAATCGCGAGGGCCTGTGCTCGACTGGCTGCGGTCTATTCTCCCGAGCCGTTCACGGCGCAGGCCGACGCTGAGGGTAATCCGATCGGACGACCCCCCGCCACGACCGAGGCAGATCAGACCGACCCTGGGCCACCGCAAATCAGATCCGGGCAACCGGGGGACCGAACAACAGGAGACGCCGTAGTCGACGCCTGGCTAGAACCCTTCAAGATGAATCGAGTGATGGTGTCATGATCCGTGCGATGATGCTCGTGATCGGCCTACTACTAGCCGCGTTAGTGGGGGCGAGTTCGCCTGCCAATGCCGTTGGCTGCCCGACTGGTTGGGGTTCGCTGCCGAAGGCCAGCGCCTCGACCGCCATCTCGGGCGATCTGGTCGGAGTGAGGGCCGGGGTACAACCCTGCTTCGACCGGCTGGTCCTCGACATCCGGGGTCCGGTTCCCGGCTTCCGGGTCGAGTACAAGAGCGTCATCACCGAAGATCCATCCGGACGCGTCCTAAATGTGCCAGGAGGCGCTCGGCTTTCCGTGGTTGTGTTCGCCCACGGAGAGGTGCGGCCTGCCCTGCCATCGGTGTCGGGATTCCCCGTGTTCCGCTCGGTGGTATGGGCAGGCTCCTTCGAAGGCGTGACCTCGCTGGGTCTCGGGGTGCGTGCGCGCCTCCCGTTCCGCGTGTTTACGCTCACTAACCCGACTCGGGTTGTCGTCGACGTAGCGAGGAGCTGGAACCCCTAATGGCTCGATTTAGTGAGCGTCGCCAGGAGCGGCGCGAGGAGAAGACCACCCAGTCCGAGCCCGTGCAGGTGGACAGCGACGTGGACGTCGACGTCGAACACGACTCGCATGGGCACACTCACACCGACACCGACCGTGACGTGTCGGTGGAGCGCAGCACCGAGATCGATTGGACCATCGACACGGGCGGCGAATCGCCGCATCCGACCCGCGTTTCGAGCGAGGGATACACGCTGCCCTGGCAGCAGCCCGAGTCCAGCTGATGCCCGCGCACATCGCGTGGGAGAACGAGGCCCAGTGGCGCGACGCGGTAGTACGAGCGTTGGATGACTGGGATTCCGGGCTGCGGGCGAACATGGGGCGGCTAGCCGAACTCGCCGAGCGCGAGGCCAAGGCACGCTGTCCGGTCGACACCGGACGGCTGCGAAACGGGGTGCAGACCGACCTGGATACCGGGGAGGCGCATTCCGACGTACAGATGGTTCTGTTCGATGATGTGCCGTATGCACCGTTTGTGGAGTTTGGCACGCGATTTATGCGGGCTCAGCCGTTCCTACGTCCGGGGTTGGCTGCGGCACAGGCGCATTACGAGAGAGAAATGATCCAGGGCTTGAGATGAAAGATGTGTTCGGGATCCTCCTATTTGGTGGGATGATTCTGTACTGCATCTGGTACGCGAGATGGGGGCCGTATTAATGGCACCGAACGTGACACTAGCCGGGGCGATCAAGAGCGTGATCGAGTCGCTCGGCCTCGGCGTGTCCGCGTACCGCGACATGGCTCCACCCAAGGCGGTGTTGCCCTTCTGTGTGATCACCGAAGGGGTAGCCTGGAACGTGGTTCCGATGGGCGACACCGACGTAAGCAGTGAACTGACGATCCGTGAGCAGGTCCAGGTAGACATCTACCAGGGGCTGCGCGCGGCTGATGGTACTAGAACCGAGAACCCCGATCTGGAGGATCTCGTCTGCTTCGCTCTGCAGCAATCGAAGCTACCCACCTGGGTTAGCGTCGTCTATGGAGTGATGATCCTCACACGTTCGACCCAGACCGATCAAGCGCAGACCAATCTGCGCAGAACGATCGTCACGCTTCAAGTGGATCGGCTGCTGGACGCCCCAGCGGCACGTGAGAGGATCCGTAGATGACTACCACAGAAACCCCGGAGCAGCAGGTGGCTACCCCCCTAGCAAGCCAAGGCATCACCAAGGTCTACGCCGTGCAGCACGCACAGATCGCGGCCCTACTCACCGACACGGCCGGTGCAGCCGCCACCTTCGGCGAGTGGTTCGACGTCCCTGGCATCAAGTCGTTCGAGATCAGCGGCGACATGGAGACCAAGGAACTCCGTGGTGACAACCGGCTGATCGACTCGCAGTCGACCATCAAGAAGGTCACGGCGAAGTTCGAGCACGCGAAGCTCTCCCTGATGAACCTCCAGGTCATGCTCGGTGGCGCGGCTCCGGCCTCCGACACCCTGCCCTACGCGGGCATGGGGTGGCAGCTTCCGATCACCGCGTTCCCCCAGCCGTTCGGTATGCGGGTGGCTTCGGCGACCCAGGACGCGCCCGGTGGCGCGGTGCTGTTCAGCATGACTCGCTGCTCGCTGTCTAAGTTCCCCGAGATCGGCGCGGCCGAGGACGACTACAAGATCGTCAGCGCCGAGATCAACATCGTTCCGCCGGTCGGCACGAGTGACTGGTTGGGCATCACCATCGTGCCGACCTACACTCCGCCCGCTGCTTGGGCTCCCGACTCGTCCGCCTGATCGGACACGTGAGCTGGGTCGGAGCCCGACCCAACACGCCAGAGAGGGGAATACCCCCATGTCCGATCCCGGCCGACCTACTGCGGAGTTTGATTCCGCCGATCCCACGACTACCACCCCGACCGAGCACGGTTCGCCTACCACGTCGAACACGTCCGGCCAGTGGATCGCCGTGGGCGAGGAGAGATACGAACTCATCTACTCGATGCTCAGCCTGGAGAAAATCGAAAA